GGCCTGCCGGCTCGACCGGACCCAAAGGCGATGTCGGCGCCACCGGCGGCACCGGCCCGCAAGGCGTGACGGGTGCGCAAGGCGACCCCGGTCCGCAAGGCGAGGTTGGCCCCGTCGGCCCGCAAGGTCCGATCGGCTTGACCGGACCCTCCGGCGGCACTTTTCCCGACGCGCCCGCCGACAGTCAGCTATATGGCCGTAACAACAACGCCTGGGCGGTGGTGACAGCGCCGATACCGCCCTTTATCGATGGAGGAACGTTCTGATGGCCCAGCACTACGAAGTGCCCGAAGGCAAGACGCTGATTATCAAGGGTCCGGCCAATATCATCGTCAAGACCGGCGAGGTGCCGCTGGTCGGTGATGCCGGTGACCTGCCGCCGCCTCCGGTGGAGACGCCGACGCCGGCGATTACCGCGATCGATCCTGCGACTGCCGAGGTCGGCGGCGTCGATGTCATCGTCAGCGTCAGCGGCACCGGCTTTATCGACACCAGCGTGGTCAATTTGGCTGGCTCACCGCTCGCAACCGTCTACACCGACGCCACCATCCTCACTGCGACGATTTCGCCGGCCGCTGCGATCGCCGGCGTGCAGCCTGTGACGGTAACCAACGACGCGCTGGCATCCAACGCGGTGGATTTCACGTTCACGGATCCTGTTAGCGGTCGGAAGAGGCGATAATGAAGCCCCCCGGCAAGGCGAAAGCCAAACAGAAGAAATCCGCGGTGAAGACCAAACGGCCTGCACCGAAAAAGGCTTCTAAAACGTTATCCTCGAAGCCGGCAGCGGCCAAAAAGGCCAAAGGGGCGACGAAAGAGAGGAAAACCGCCATGTCGAAGCATTCTGACGACGAAAAGCGCCGCGAAGAGGCCAACAGGCAAGCCGCCAAGGAAAAAGCCGGCCGGCACGCCCAGCCGCAAAGCCAGCAAGGTCAGCCGAAAGACGCGAAGAACCAGGAACAGCTCCGCGCCGAAGGTGAGCGGCAGGCCAAACAGAACGAGAAGAATTCGCCCTACGGCGAGACGCCGAAAGTCGGCTCGCTCGACCCCGGCCGCACCACGATGGCTAATCCGGGACCGCAGAACATCCCGCTCGATATCCCCGAGCCGACCGACGATCCGATGGCAACGCCCGCTGCTGCGCCGCTGCCGAACCCTCCGAGCCGTCCCGGCGGCGATTTAGCCGGCGAGCCAAACGTTTCTGCGACTGGCGAAAAGCTCGATCCCGATCATCCTGACTATCGCAAGGATATGGAAGGTCAGCATGGACCCGATCATCGAACCGCCGAAGAAAAGAAGGCGCACCCGCTCGATGACAAGGGGCAGGCTGATAACACCCGAAGAGGCGGCTGAAATAGCTGCCACGGAAGTCCCGATCAACCTGAATGGTGAGCCGCCGGATCCGGCGACTTACCTCGGGCCGCTCAACGTCTTCATTGAGCTGCACGGCACCGCTGTGGCCAACAACACCGCGACCCAGACCAAAGCTGATTACGACGCGCTGCATCCTGAAGACCCCGTGATCGATCCGCCGCCCGAGCCGCCGCTGCCGGGCACGCCGATCGACCCCGGCAGGCCATATGTGCCGCCAGACCCCGCAAAGTACGTGCTCGATACCTCGGTTGGAGATAGGGTGGCCAGGCGCCGCAGAGTGGTTCGGCCGATTTGATTGCGAGGGATGAGATGACTTCCCAATATCGACACCGACGTTCTTCCAACCCAGCTACAGTCTTCGCTAACCCGATTGAACCTGGCGAGATCGCGGTCAACACCGCCAATCGCCAGATCGCCGTCGGCGATGCCGCGGCCGGTACCACCGGCGCGCCGATCACATTATTGGCCGTACGCTTCTTCGATGCGCGGGCGATTTACGCCGTCAGCGACCTGGTAGTGCAGGGTGGCAACCTTTACCGCGCCAAGGTGGCGAACGGCCCCGGCTCCTTCACCGCGGCGAACTGGGACACTATTGCCGGCGTTTCGCTGGCGTCGGACGCAGTGCCGCTGGTGGATGGCACGGCGGCGGCCGGTGTCAGCGCGCTGTATGCGCGCGGCGATCACCGTCATCCGTCCGACACGTCGAAGGCCGACAAGAGCTATGCTGATACCAAGGTGGCGAAGGCCGGCGACAACATGACGGGTTCGCTCGCCATCGCGTTCACCTCTCCCGTGCTTACGCTGGATCAGCAGACCAATGGCGGCGGTAACGGGTCGTTTGTCTTTGGCAGAATGACCGGCAACGCACGCTGGAGCATGGCCTTCTCTGGCGTCAACAACGAGACCGGCAGCAATGCTGGTTCAGATTTTACGATCTACAGATATACCGATGCCGGCGCCCCAAACGGCATCCCGTTCCAGATCAACCGCGCCAATGGTTTGGTCAGCGCCAACTACGGCGTTAGCGTAACTGGTGCGTTAAATGTCTCGTCAGCCGGCGTAGGCGCGACAGCCGCCGACATCAGAGGGCAGAGCGCAAGACTGCTCGTCGGCTACGGTGCCACCAGCCTCACCTACTACGACGCCGACACGCACAACTTCAGGAATTTTGCTGGCACCGGCCTGCTTACGCTTCAGGCTAATGCCAGTGGCGGTGCCAAGTTCGTGACTGATGTGGCGATTGCTGATGGCGCGGCGCAAGCCGTTCTCTATTTCACTGCGCCCGCTAACAACAAGTTTCTGTATTGGCAAGGCGGTAAGTTTCAGTTCTACGGCGGTAACTTGTGGGTCAACGGCTCAAACTTCGTCGTAGGCAAGAACGGCGATGACGGCACAGCCACCGGCCTCACCAACGTCGCGGGCTTTGCCGCAGGTGCTGTACACTGGATGGCTGAAAATCCTTATGGCGGAAACATCCATCGTATGGATGCTGTGGGGGGACAGGTCCTTGGCCTCAACCACGCCATGCAGTACAGCGGCAGCATCCGCGTCAACGGGACCACATGCAGCTTTAACACGTCCTCCGATGGTCGGCTGAAGGAAGACCTCAAGTCGTTCGACGCAGGCAACATCGTCGATGACACCGAGATTTATGATTTCAAGTGGAAAGAAAGTGACGAGCGCGCCTATGGGGTGATCGCGCAACAAGCTGTGCAGGTCTACCCGACGCCGTTCGCCTACGAAGAGAAGCCTGATCGCTGGGTGGTGGACTACTCCAAATATGTCCCGGTCCTCTTGCAGGAGCTGAAAGCGCTGCGCTCGCGCGTGCTGCAGCTGGAAGGCGGCAAGCCCATCATCGATGAGAAGCCAACAAGGTGACACAGCTCGGGGATCGCGCATTCAGCTGGGTGCGACGTCGCCCCTTGCTGACGATCGCCATCATCGCCGTGCTGGCTATCGCCGTCATACTTCTCAGCGGCTGCGCCCAGCAGCGCATCGGCGTCGAGTTGTATGACCCCAATGTCTACACCCGCGCCGAGGTCGATGCCATCAACGCCGAGCAGCAGTGCAAGCAGGTCGCGCGGACCCAGTTGGACATGGCGCGTTGCATTGGCAACAGGCGAGGGCCATGATTAATGGGCTGGGGCGGGATCGTCCCGCCCATCACCCAGGAGAATGATTATGGCTAATAAGCCAGTCGGAAAAGGCCCGCCAGCAACGGGTAAGCCAACCAAGAAAGTCGCCGCCACCCAGAACACCAAGATGGCGAAATCGCTCAAGGGCGGCGGCGGTAAAAAGAAGTAACGCCATGGCCGGCATCGGCGACATGTTTACCAGGTTGATGGGTGGCGCCCCGGCGGGGCCGCCACCGCCGCCGATGCCGGCTGCGGCGTTGCCGCCGATGGAGGGCTATCCGACGCCGGAAGATGCCGCCTACGCCCGCAAGTATGATTTCGGCTACGGCACCGGCAACGAGCCGTATACGCAAGGTAACGTCGCGCGTGTCCTCGGCCAGCAATATGGCAAGCATTTCGAGCCGATGTCGGCCGACGGCATGAAATTGAGCCAGGTTACGTCGTTGGCGCTTGATGACCAGGGATCGCGCAACATCGACCTGCGAACGCCAGACACGGCGCCAGTGAGTGACAAGCTGGGAACGACGCTGGCCCAGGCGGCGCTTGCAGCCAACCGGATGCCGGTCGCCGGCTACGGTTACGATCCAGGCCGCGCTGCGATCGACGTTGTCACAGATGATGCCAACATCGGCGGCGCCTATTCGCCATCAAAAGACAGCATGTATGTCGGAACCGGCGGGCCTGACCCGTCCGCAATCGTGCACGAATCCCTCCACCGTGGTCTGAAGAAGCTGCGCGATGACCCGTCGCTGAAGGATTTGTGGCGTAATCTTCCGAGCAAGGAAGAGACCATTGTGCGATATCTCATGGCCATGCAGGGTGGCGACCCCGAAAAGGGTGGCGGGCCGGTCGACCAGCGGCAGCGCGAAGAGGCGCTGCGCGTGACGGACAGTGGCATATTCAAGGATGGATTTCGGAATCTTAACCGCGCCGCAGAAGATGCAATCGCAAGACAACGTCCAGGAGGACCACGCTAATGGCCAAGCTAACCAAGGCGCCGCCGCTCAACCCCGTCAAGGCGCCGCCCGGCATCAAGCCGCCGCCGTCCAAGACCCAGGACACCTACACCCACCACACCTCGCCGAACAAAGGCCCGCAGCCGGTAGCCCCCGAGGTCAACGCGATCTCATCCAAGCCTAGGGCTACCATCAAGCAGCTGCCGGATATTCCCGGGCCTAAGTACAAGCATGACGAAAACTCCTGAAAGGAGACGCTGATGGCCACCGGCAAGGACGCGGACAGGATAACAAAAGACATGGTCAATAAGGCGCGGAGCGGCAAAGGCACCTTGACGTACACGCCAAACACCACCGGCCGCGCCGCTGAAAAAGAAATGGCGCAGATGGAGCGTGAAGCGGCCCGGCCGCCGGGTAAGGTGACGATCAAGAAGATGCCGTCGGCACCGAAAGCCAAGTACAAGCATGACGACTGAGAAAGACCAGCTGCGTAAGCTGTTGAAGCGGAAGCGCGCGATCCTGACCGCGCGCAACGATTTGATCGCTTTCACGCAGCTGATGATGCCGGATCCAAACTTTGACGACGACGTCAGTCAGTCGCTTTATAAGCCGCAGAAATTCCATCGCGTCATCGGCAGCGCGTTGGAAGACGTCGAGCGTGGCGATTACCGGAGGCTGATGATCAATGTCGGACCCAGATTCGGAAAGACCACGCTTGCCAGCGCCATGTTCCCCGCCTGGTATGTCGGCCGTCATCCTGAGCGATCGATCATCGTTGCGACTTACAATGAACACTACAGCTGGGATCTCGGTCGCCGCGTCCGCGATATTATGGAGACCCCGGAGTATAAGCAGGTCTTCCCTGACGTAGGCATCAAGGTCGGCGCCAATGCGGTCAACAGAGTTCAGACCACCCGGGACGGTGTGGTCTTTAGCGTGGGGCGAGGTTCCTCCATCACTGGTCGCGGTGGTCACTGCATCCTGCTGGATGACCCGATCAAAGATCGTACCGAGGCGGATTCTGTGCTGGTGCGGGAGAAGCTGTGGTCCTGGTACAACCAAGTGCTCCGCACACGGCTCATGGACTCCACCGGGACAATCGTCATCGTTCAAACCCGATGGACCGAGGATGATCTGGTCGGCCGACTGATCGACCCGATGAACCCGTATTACAATGCGGAAGAGGCCAAGGCCTGGCGCAAGATCGACCTGCCAGCGTTGGCCGAAGACGATGATGTGCTCGGCCGCGCGCCAGGTGAGCCGCTGTGGCCGGAACGGTTCACCCAGGCATATCTGGAGGAGATCCGTGCGACCGATCCCCGTGGATTTGCTGCGCTCTATCAGGGGCGCCCAAGCCCAAAAGAAGGCGCCTTCTTCCAGTCTGAAGATCTCGTTCCTTACACAAAGATGGATGACATGCCGGCCTGGCATAAGATGCGCTTCTATGGCGCGTCGGATCACGCGGTATCGACCAACCGAGTGGCTGACAAGACGTGTCTTATGATCGTCGGCGTCGATGAAAAAGACAATATCTGGATCATGCCGGACGTGGTCTGGGCGCGGCTGGATTCACATGCTGCGGTGGAAGGCATGATCGCGCTGATGAAGAAGTACAAGCCGCAGTTCTGGTGGGCGGAAGGCGGCGCCATCACCAAGAGCCTCGGCCCCTTCCTGCGCCGGCGCATGGTCGAAAAGCAGGTGTTCTGCGCCATCGACCCCATCAACCCGGCAGCGGACAAGCAGCAGCGCGCGCAGGCGATCCAGGCGCGGTCCAACATGAAGATGGTTCACTTCCCCACTTTCACCCGCTGGTGGGCCGACGCCCAGGACCAGATCCTGAAATTTCCGCACGGCGCCAAGGATGACTTCGTGGACACCATGGCCCTGATCGGGCTAGGACTGTCCAAGATGCACGGTCGGACCCGCAACAAGCCGGTCGAAACCGAAATCAAGAGCGGTACGTTCCGCGAGCTGTTTGCCAACACGCGGCGCCGCGAGGGCCACGATCGCCGGGCCAGGAGCTTGCAGGGATGGTAGACGCCTTCGACAGCCCCTTTATGAACATGTTCGCCGGCGGCGGTGACGCCAGTGCAGCCGCGGACATCAACCCGTCGACCGGCCAGCCCAACGCCATTCCGCGCAACCAGCCCGAGCCGCCGGACAGCCGGCGGCGGCTGGTGAATGCCTGGGCCAACAAGGTCAAGAAGGCCAAGCGGAAGTGGAAGCCGGCCTTCGACCGGATGCGCGAAGATCAGGAGTTCGCCTTTGGCAAACAATGGTCCAAGAACATCACCGACAAGCGCTATGTCGCCAACCTCACGCTTCGGCTGGTGGCTCAGAAAACCGCATTTCTCTACGCCAAGAACCCGAAGGCCGTGGCCAAGAAGCGGCCTCGGCTTAACGCGACATCCTGGGACGAATCACAGACCACGCTGAACCAGCTGATGCAGTCCGGCGCCATGATGATGCAGCAGATGCAGGGTGGCGCGGGCGGCCCGATGGGCGGCGGCATGCCGCCGGAAATGATGGGCCAGATGGCCAATATGGCCCAGGGCGCGGTCAGCGGCATGATGCCGACCGCGACCGGGCAGCCGCCGGACATCGGCATGCTGATGTCGGGCGGCATGCCGTCGAACCCGGCAATGGCGCCCTCGCCGGAGATGAACTCCATATCTGGAGCCATGGGGGCTGCCATGGGCGGCACCGCCATGCCAGGCATGGGCGCGGGGCCGATTCCAGGATCGATGCAGGGCGGCCAGGGCCTCGGCGACCAGCTCGGGATGGCGGCCGCGGGGGCGGCAGCCAGCGGCATGGCCCCTCCGGGGTCGCCGATGATGGCCCAGGCCGTCGGCTCCGGCATGGACATCATGATGGACGCGGCCCGCGTCAAAAACGAAAACATCATGATGGACAAGCTCGCGCGCACGCTTGAGCTGCTTTACGCCTACGAGGTCGACAACCAGCCGCATCCGTTCAAGTCGATGTTGAAGATGTCGGTGCGGCGCGCCGTCACCAACGGCGTGGCCTACATCAAGCTCGGCTATGAGCGCGTGATGCAGGTGCGGCCGGATCTGGAGAAAGGTGTCGCCGACGCCAACGAGCGGCTGGCCACGCTCCAGCGCCTGGCTGCGGACGCGATCGATGACATCACCGACGAGAACGACAAGGAAGCCGAGCAGATCAAGCTGTTGGTGCAGGATCTGACCCAGATGCAGGGCGCGGTGGTCCGCGAGGGTCTGACCTTCGACTACCCCCTGTCGACGCGGATCATACCGGACTGGAAGTGCATCGAGCTGAAGAACTGGGTCGCCGCCGACTGGGTGGCCGAGGAGTACCTCTTATCCACGTCCGAGATCGAAGAAATCTACGGCGTCGATGTCCGCGGTCACTGCAACGAATACGGCTCGGATGATGCGAGCGAAGAGAACACCGCGATCGCTGACTGGTCTGCCGGCAAGCACAACAAGAACGACGACCGCTCCGACCCGAACGCGCTGGTCTGGGAGATCTACAACCGCAAGGACGGCCTGGTCTATGTGATCTGCGACGGCTACCGCGAATTCCTGCGCGAGCCGGCATCCCCCGACGTCTACAATGAACGGTTTTATCCGTGGTATGCGCTGCTGTTCAACGGCGTCGAGAACGAGAACGAGCTGTATCCGCCGTCGGATGTGCGCCTGATCCGCGACATGCAGCTGGAGTACAACCGCTGCCGCGAGGGTTTGAAGGAGCAGCGCATTGCCGGGCGACCCTTCATCGCTGTGGTGGCCGGCGCGATGGATGAGCAAGACCTCGACAAGATCACCAACCGCGAGGCCAACGCGCTGATCGAGCTGAACGCGCTGCAACCTAACCAGGACATCAAGCAGCTGATGCAGGCCTATGCCGGTGCCGGCATCGACCCCAACCTGTACGAGGTCAATCCGGTCTACGAGGACATCCTGCGCACCACTGGCATCCAGGAGGCCAACCTCGGCGGCACCAGCGACACCACCGCGACCCAGTCCCAGATCGCCGAAGGCTCGCGCATGACCAGCATGGGCAGCAACATCGATGATCTGAACGACCTGCTGACGCAGATGGCCCGCAACGGCGGCCAGATCCTGCTCCGCGAGATGTCGCAGGAGCGCGTCAAGAAGGTGGTCGGCCAGGGTGCGGTGTGGCCGGCGCAGCCGGACGCGCAGAACATCGCCAACGAGATCCTGCTCGAAATCGAAGCCGGCAGCATGGGGCGGCCGAACCAATCCCAGGAGATCGCCAATGCACAGCGACTCTACCCCCTACTTATCCAGCTGCCGGGCATTGATCCTGAATTCCTTGCTAAGGATGTGCTTCGCCGTCTGGACGATCGTCTGGATCTCACGGAAGCGTTCAAAAGCGCCCTCCCCTCCATCGTCGCCATGAACGGCGCAATGAGTGGCGGCGCACCGGGTCCGACCATGCCGGGAGCCGGCGCCGGCGCCGGTGCCGCGATGGGCGCTCAAGGTCCAATAAATGGTCCCAGCCCCGGCGGGCCGGCCCCTGGCGGGCCGCCGGACGCCGGGACCACGCTGGAGGGTACCAAGCCGGGCCGGCCACATCCGATGCCTCAGCAGGTCAAGATGCCCACCATGCCAGGATGACAGCGCGACCGATTTAGAATATGGATCAACTAATGGTGCCTATCGGCACCTGGAGAACCCAAGATATGGCTGGAACCGAGGTAACACCGTCGGACATCGCATCCTCGCCAGGTGCAGACGTAACACCGCATTCGTCAAGCGAAGGCGAAAGTCTCCTAGACGCCGTCAATCGTGCAGTCCCAGAGCTGCAAACAGACGACGATGGGAGCCAAGGGGTTTCGCCAACCCGAGCTGCACGGGATCGGGACGAACCCGATTTGCCGGAAGAAGCCACTCCTGAAGAATTAGCCAGACTCTCTCAAGGCGCCAAGCGCCGGGTGTCGAAGCTGAACAAACAGCGCCAGAAACTGGCGGCTGAAGTCCAGCGATTGAAGACACTGGAGCCGAGCGCCAAAGCCGCCGAACAGGTCACGGATTATCTGCGCCGACACGATATCGGCCAGGATGATTTCCTGATGGGTTTGGAGCTGATGGCCGCGATGCGGCAAGGTAACTTCCGCAAGTTTTACGAGGGGGTGATGCCCTACGTGAAGCTCTGCGAAGAGTACCTCGGCGTATCGCTGCCGCCTGACTTGCAACAGCAGGTGGCTCAAGGGCATATGACGTCGCAAGCTGCGGCTATGTACTCGAAAGAGCGCATGGACCGCGCGATGGCTCAAACCAACGCGGTGCGCCATCAGGCGGCGTACCAGCATTCGACGCAAGAGGTTTTGGCAAACCAGGTGGCGAACACCGTCAACGCATGGGAAGCGCACGTTGCGCGATCCGATCCCGACTACGCAGCGAAAAAAGCCGCTGTTCAGGCTACGATGCATGCCGTGTTACATGAGCAGGGACCGCCACGGTCTCCTGAGCATGGAGTGTTGATCGCCAAGGAAGCGTACCGCCGTGTCAACGAGCAGTACAAAGCCTGGGCGCCGCAACGTCGCGCCACGCAACGAACGCCGAGCAGCACGGGAAGAGCCGCTGGCGTGTCGCCTGAGCCGAAGACCCTGCTGGAAGCAGTCCGATTCGCTCGCGAAGGAGCACGCCTCTGACACTGTGAGGGGCGACCATGCCTACCTATACCGCGCCACTGCTTAATCATATTGCCACCGCCGCCATGGATTGGTGGATGAACAAGGGGACTGCCTTCCAGGAGGCGATCCAGGAGAAGCCGCTACTCGCCGCGCTGGAATCCAAGAAGAAGACGTTCCCCGGCGGCAAGGGCAACATCATCGTTTCGGTCAAGGGTGACTTCGGTAATACCGCAGCTCCCGGCACCAACGACCAGCTGGTCGGCTACCAGCTCGATGACGCGGTGACATACTACACGCCCGCGAACCTGACCCAGGCGGTATTCCCCTGGAAGGAAATGCACATCGGCATCATGCTCACCCACTCCGAGCTGAAGTCCGATGGCATCACTGTCAAAGACTCCGGCGACATGGACGACACCACGGAGCACTCCGGCCGTGACGACACCGTGCTGGTCGGCCTGCTGCAGGACGCGCTGCAAGACGTTTCCGAGCAGTACGCCCGCGGCATGAACAATTTGCTGTGGACCAACGGCACCGCCGATCCGAAGGCGCTCGCCGGCATGGCTGCCCTCATCACCGACACCCCCGGCACCGGCATCGTCGCCGGCATCGATCGGGCGACCCGTCCGTGGTGGCGCAACCGTGCCTACACCGCAGCCATGGGTACCGCCGTCGGCGCCACGCCGGCGCTGGGA